ACGACAAGGATGTAGATGTCTACACCTGTGTTAGGCTGACTAAGAAGGGCTACTACTGGCATCAAGAGGCAGAGGATTTTCCACTCCCTGGTACAGAAGGTAAAGCCCCATTAGATAAGAGCCCTTGGCTACCATTACGTTTCATCACTGTTGACGGTGAGGACTATGGACGTGGTAGAGTAGAGGAGTTCATGGGAGATCTTAAATCTCTCGAAGGTTTAATGCAAGCAGTTGTTGAAGGTTCAGCGGCTGCAGCGAAAGTAATATTTACAGTTTCACCAAGCTCAACAACTAAACCAGCTGCACTTGCACAAGCTGGTAACGGTGCTATCATACAAGGTAGACCGGAGGACATTGGAGTAGTTCAGGTTGGCAAACAAGCTGACATGCAAACTGCTTTCCAATTAATTAATGTACTAGAGAAGAGACTAGGAGAAGCTTTCCTTGTCTTACAGCCTAGGCAAAGTGAAAGGACTACTGCACAAGAAGTCCAGATGACACAGATGGAACTAGAACAACAGCTTGGAGGTCTCTTCAGTCTGTTAACTACTGAGTTCCTACGTCCTTATCTGAGACGTAAGATGCATACTCTTACACAGAATAAAACTATCCCTGCTATACCTAAAGGATTAGCTAAACCAATTATTGTAGCTGGTATAAATGCTATAGGTAGGGGTCAGGATAGAGAAGCATTAATACAATTCATACAAACCATTGCACAGACAATGGGACCAGAAGCCATCGCTCAGTATATGAATCCTGACGAGGCTATCAAGAGACTAGCAGCTGCACAAGGTATTGATTATCTCAACCTCATTAAGAGTGTAGAGGAACGTAACCAAGAACAACAGCAGCAACAGCAGCAAGCACAACAGCAGATGATGATGAGTCAAGCAGGACAGTTTGCAAGCTCACCTATGATGGATCCATCTAAGAACCCTGAAGCTATACCAGCAATGCAACAGATGATGGGAACCAATGCTGCACAACAAGAGGCACCTCAACCAATGGCAGAGGAAGCCGTACCCGCTGAACCCGTATCCGCAATTTAACCTATGGCAGACACTATTACATATGATCCTTCAAATGATCCGCAGGCACTCGCCGAAGCGGAGGCAAGAGATGGAGAGAACCTCGCAGTTGGCGAGGATATGCAAAGAGAACAGTCAGAACTCCTGGCTGGTAAGTACAAAGATGCTGAAGAACTCGAAAGAGCTTACATTGAACTTCAGAAAAAGATGGGTGAAGGTGAGAGTCCTGACTCTCAATCGACAGATGAACCTCAATCAGTATCTGATACCTACAATGAAGATGGCTCAGTAAACTATGGCACTGCTAAAGAACGTTACGGTGATGAACTAGGTGATATCTTTGAAGCATCTGAGATTGATCCATGGAAGATGAATGAAACCTTCATGGAGAAAGGTACCTTAGATGAGGTACAGTTTAAAGATTTAGAGGATGCTGGTATTCCTAGACATGCAGTTGAGTCTTACCTTTCAGGGCTTTATAATAGTACCTGGGGTGGACAAGCTGAAACTCTAACGGAAAGAGATGTAGCAGAGATGTATGACATAGCAGGTGGTAAAGCAACCTATGATTCTATGACTGAGTGGGCTGCTACTAACCTATCTCAAGATGACATCCAAGCATTCGATGAAGTTACCAACACTGGTAACAAAGCAGCTGTACGCTTTGCTGTTAAAGCATTGATGGGACAGTTCGAGGATGCTCAAGGTAAGACACCTGAACTAGTTACTGGTAAGAATGCTAGAGCTGGTCAGACCTACCGCAGTATGGCTGAGGTTGTCCGTGATATGGAGAGCCCACAGTATGAGAAAGATGAAGCTTATCGCTTTGATGTGATGAGAAAACTAGAACGATCAAACCTTAAAGTATAATGACTAGATCCTTAGAACAACAGAAGGCTGAAGACCTGGCTCTCATCGTAGAGACTGATGGTATCAAAGGCTTATCTGATGAACAATTTAAAGCTCGCTGGGGACAGACCGTAGCTCAAGCATCAGCACCTGCTAAGAAGGAGAAGAAAGATGCCTGACGGTAACGAAAATGCTTACAAACAGTGGGGTAAGGCTGCTGCAAATGTAAAGCAAAACTATAATACTTACAAAGAGAATCAAAAGAAGAAAGCAGCTGCCTTACAAAAAGCTCTTGAATCAGGATTCAATTAATGGCACCCCGTTATAGATTCTTAAGCGGGAACAAAAAAAAGAAAAAGAAAAAGGCTAAGAAAGAGAAGCCTAAGAAAACAAGTTACAACGGCGGCTCGTAAATCGATACAGTAGAAGCCACCTCACACTACGTCCGTTCACTCCCTTTGGGGAACGCATGAAACCACATCATGGAACGGGGATGTGGTACTGGAGTATTAACAATGACTGTTAAACTAAGGTATCGTGGTGTTGAGTACACTAAAACTACTAAGTAAAACTTAACATGAAACAACTTGCACTTGCCCTAGCAGCTTTTACTGCCTCGGCTCCTGCAATGGCAGGCGTTTATGTAAACGTCGAGTCCAACGCATCTTATACAGGTAATGATTATACTTCCCGTACTACTGACCTTCACGTCGGTTACGAAGGCGAGGTAAACGATCTTGGATACTACATTCAAGGTGGTCCAGCACTCGTCAATGGTGACGCCGTGGATGGCTCTAGTGAATTCTCAGGTAAAGGTGGTTTAACCATCGCAGCCTCAGAAAAATTAGATGTGTATGGAGAAGTATCATTCATAACTGATGAAGATACTGACAATTCATACGGCACTAAAATTGGTGCCAAGTATAAATTCTAAAAATACAGGGGACTTCGGTCCCCTTTATCACTAACAATTATGTACTCATTATTTGACTTTGCATTCCAACCACAAACACGCACTGTTTATGTAGTCTCGGAGGAGCAGCTTGGAAAGCTCAAACTCACTCAAAAAGAAAACGAGGTTAAAGAAACCAAACAACAACTCCAGCAACTTGAAGCTGCGTATGATCGCAGAAAATCAGAACTGGTGGATTTACTGGCCAACCTTGAATCCGAAGTAAAAAAACTAGAACCTTCTAAAGATGGATAACGCAGTAGTAACAAACCTTGGATCTCAACCATCAATTGAGCAAGCTAAAGCAGCTAAGAAAGCTGATGACTTTATATTTAACGAAGAGCCAGCAGAAGAGCGGGAACCTCAATCGTTAGAAGAAGCACTCCTAGGGGAGTGACTTCAGCGGGTATAGTTTAGTGGTAAA